ACTGCGTTTGTCTATGATAATAATAGTGGTGATTTCGCTGAAACAATAACAGTTGACGGTACACCTATTACTCTTTGGAGAAAAATCTCTGGAAGTGGTGGTGGGACTGGCGCTGAATTTGTTAACGCTGAATTTGATAGTGGTACAAATATTATAACCTTCACAGCTGCTGATGGCAGCACGGTTGATATTGATTTAAGTTCAATAGCTGGTGGCGGTACTGGTACTTCAGGAACATCTGGTAACTCTGGGTCTTCAGGTACATCTGGTTTAACTGGAACAGCTGGTTCAGCTGGATCTTCTGGTTTATCATACGGCACATCTGGTTCATCTGGTTCATCTGGAACTTCAGGTTTTACTGGTTCATCTGGATCTTCGGGTGCTGATGGTCTAAGTGTTGTAGGTCCCGATGGTTCTTCGGGAACATCAGGTGAATCTGGTTCTTCGGGAACATCAGGTGAATCTGGTTCTTCAGGATCATCAGGTTTTACTGGAACAGCTGGTGTAAGTGGTTCTTCAGGATCGTCAGGTGAAACAGGAACAAGTGGTGCCAATGGTGATTTATATAAAACAACATCCTCAACATCACATACATTAGGTCTTCCTGGTACGATAACAGTTGGTACTGGGTTAGCTTATACCACTGCTCAATCAATTGTAATTACATATGATATAAATAATTATCAAGAATGTGAAGTTATAACTTATGACGGTACAATAGGTTTATTAACATTCGGTGTCCCAACAAGAGTTGTTGGCGCTGGTTTACATACTAGCTGGACTATCAACTTAGACGGTGCTTCTGGTGGTGATGGATCTTCAGGATCTGCTGGTTCTTCAGGAACATCTGGTTCATCAGGAACAAGTGGTAGTACTGGATCATCAGGATCTTCTGGAACAGCAGGTACTTCAGGAACAAGTGGTGGACCTGGAACATCAGGAACAAGCGGTGGCCCTGGAACTTCTGGAACTGATGGTGGCGGTGGAACTTCTGGAACTGCTGGTGTAAGTGATAAATATCTGGGTTCGGTACTAGCCCCTGTTGATTATTCATCTTTAAGTACTCCAACACCAATGACTGTAACAACAACACCTAATTTATCTTATTCGCCTGGTGAATCGGTTGTTGTAGCATATGATATCTCAAATTACGCTGAAGGTAGGGTTATTACTTATAACCCAGCTACTGGTCAATTAGAGATTACTTTAACAAATATTGTTTTTGCCACATCTGGTGGTGTAACACCTTCAACAAGCAACTTACAAGGTACAATTGGTGCAACAGGATCTTCTGGATCTTCTGGGGAATCAGGCTCAAGTGGTACTTCAGGAGAAAGCGGATCTTCTGGATCTTCTGGGGAATCAGGTTCTTCAGGAACAAGTGGATCTTCAGGTTTAACAGGAACAGCTGGATCTTCAGGAACAAGCGGTGAATCAGGTTCTTCAGGAACAAGCGGTGAAAATGGAACATCTGGTTCAGCTGGTACTTCTGGTGGCCCTGGTACTTCTGGTTCTTCAGGAACAAGTGGTGAATCAGGTTCTTCAGGAACAGCTGGGGAAAGCGGTTCTTCAGGAACAAGTGGTGAATCAGGCTCTTCAGGAACATCTGGTTTAACAGGAACATCTGGTGAAGCTGGTTCTTCAGGAACATCTGGTGAAGCTGGTTCTTCAGGAACATCTGGTGGTCCTGGTACTTCTGGTTCTTCTGGGGAAAGCGGTTCTTCTGGTACTGCGGGTGCCGATGGTGGCATTGGTTCATCAGGAACATCTGGTGCCGCTGGTACAAGTGGTACTTCACCAGCGGGTGGTTCAGGTGTTTATATTATTAAATTAGAATATAGTGGTGGTAGTTTGATTGGGTCTCCTTTTGTTTTAGCTAAAGATCCTTCAGGCGCTACAATCGCATCAGGTTCTGGTGGTTGGATATTTACAAGAAACGGTGCGAATGAAATAACAATAACACATCCATTAGGTGTCTGGCCAATTAACTTTATGACACACGCACAATTAAGTACTGGTGATTTCATGAGTAGGATGATGCATGGTACAGCGACATCACAATCAGTGGTTGTACAGAACACAGCTAAAACAACAATGAACTTTAAATCGTTATCTACATTAAATATGGGTATATATGGTACGGGTACCGCATATGGTTATATAACATTTCAATTACCAACTAACGACATCTATATATAAAAATTAATAAATGGCTAATTTATCAACATTACCAATAACATTTGTTGCCAGAATTAAGTCTGGTACAGTTGCTACTGATACAACATATACAAATCCTAGTAGTATATACAATGGGTATGGTTATACGTTTACCGCAACATTAGAGGTTATACCAACTATCACATCAGATGATAGAATTACACCGAATGCTTATACATACGATGCCAACCAAGTAGTTGCGGGTATGTGGTTTGGTCAATCGAATAACGGTTTTTCATACGAAATTATTAGTGTATCATCACCAACAAGTGCTACTGAGATTGATGTTGTTTTAAAAGATGTCGGTCTATATAATTTATTATCTGATACTTCTTTAAGTGGTAATAACATACCAATTGATGGTAATTATGGTTTATTATTTAACCTATCTGACGATGGTGATCCAGTATTAAGTTCGGTTGAATTACTTAGAAGTAATTTACCAGATATTAACTATTGGGTAAATGACTTATACGCAAGATTTCAATATAGAAATTTAATAGCTTCTTACTATAATAATGATGATACAAGTTTATTATATGCAACTGGTTATACAGTCAGCCAATTAGTTTATTTAGATTCAACTGGACAATTTCAAGTTGTTGATGACACAAATCAATCCCAATTAGAAAAAGCTTTTGGTGTAATCACAAGTGTTAATGAACCAGAGGATGGTAACATGACAGTTAGACCATTCGGTAAAATTACTGGTGGTTTAAGTTTAACTGGTCTTGGTTCCATTGGTGATGTCTTATATTATGACATGACTGGTACAACAACCAATTATGTAACAGATGTAAAACCAGGTAGTAATCCATTACCTGTTTATATAAAGATTAGTAATACAACCGCTGCATTTTTAGGTTGGCCATTGGTACCAGGTACTGGTGGGGCTGGAACTGGCGGTGTCGCTGGAACTTCAGGAACAAGTGGGGCAACTGGATCTTCAGGAACTTCTGGTGAAAGCGGTTCTTCAGGAACAGCTGGAGAAACTGGTTCTTCAGGAACAAGCGGTGAAACTGGAACATCTGGTGAGTCTGGTTCTTCAGGAACTTCTGGTGAAACAGGGTCTTCAGGAACAAGTGGTGAGTCGGGTTCTTCAGGAACAAGTGGGGAAAGTGGTACAGCTGGAGAAAGCGGTTCTTCAGGTACTTCTGGTGAAACAGGATCTTCAGGAACAAGTGGTGATAATGGAACATCAGGTGAATCTGGATCTTCAGGGTCTTCAGGAGAAAACGGATCTTCAGGTTTGTCTGGTGTAGATGGTACTAACGGAACTTCTGGTGTTTCAGGAACAGCTGGGGAAAGCGGTTCTTCGGGTACATCTGGTGAATCGGGATCTTCAGGAACAGCTGGAGAAAGTGGATCTTCTGGTACTTCAGGAGAAAGCGGAACAAGCGGTGAAACTGGAACATCTGGTGAGTCTGGTTCTTCAGGAACATCAGGTGAAACTGGAACATCAGGGGAAAGTGGTTCTTCAGGAACAAGCGGAGAAACAGGAACAGCTGGTACTTCAGGTGAATCAGGAACAGCTGGAGAAAGTGGATCTTCAGGAACATCTGGTGAATCAGGTACAGCTGGAGAAAGCGGATCTTCAGGTACATCTGGCGAAACTGGTTCTTCAGGAACAAGTGGTGAATCAGGAACTTCTGGCGAAACTGGATCATCTGGTACTTCAGGAGAAAGTGGGACGAGTGGTGAGGCTGGATCTTCTGGAACATCAGGTGTTGATGGATCTTCTGGAACTTCGGGTGTTGATGGATCTTCTGGAACATCAGGTGTTGATGGTTTAAGTTGTTTAAGTTATACTGTAACCTATCAAGTAGGTGGCGGTGATTTATATTTTGATTACAATGATTGCTCGGGTGCTTTAGTAAGTGTGGGGCCTGTAACAAGTGGTTCTTTAACATTTTGTGCGCTTAGTTTCGGGAGTACTCCCAGCATAGTTATAATTTCGGGTAATGGTACGATTTTAAGTAACGGAGTTTGCGTAGGCACAAGTGGAACTTCAGGTTCATCAGGAACCTCAGGAACATCTGGTGAATCTGGAACATCTGGTACTTCAGGTGAATCAGGTACAGCTGGTGAAAGTGGTTCTTCAGGAACATCGGGAGAAACAGGAACATCTGGTTCAAGCGGTGAAACAGGAACAGCTGGTACTTCAGGTGAATCAGGAACAAGTGGTGAAACTGGAACAAGTGGTGTTGATGGTTCTTCAGGATCATCAGGTGAATCAGGATCTTCAGGAACTTCTGGGGAAAGCGGTTCTTCAGGTTCTTCTGGTGAGTCGGGAACAAGTGGAGAAAGTGGTTCTTCAGGAACTTCTGGTGAAACAGGATCTTCTGGATCTTCTGGGGAAAGTGGTTCTTCAGGAACTTCTGGTGAAACAGGATCTTCAGGAACAGCTGGGGAAAGTGGTTCTTCAGGTACATCTGGTGAGTCGGGATCATCTGGTTCAAGCGGTGAAACAGGAACAGCTGGCACTTCTGGTGTTTCAGGAACAAGTGGAGAGAATGGAACAAGTGGTGTTGATGGTTCTTCAGGATCTTCAGGAGAAAACGGTTCTTCAGGTTTGTCTGGTGTAGATGGTACCAACGGAACTTCTGGTATTTCAGGAACAGCTGGTGAAAGCGGTTCTTCAGGAACAAGTGGTGAATCAGGGTCTTCAGGTACATCAGGAGAGAATGGTACAAGTGGTGAATCAGGTTCTTCTGGAACAAGCGGAGAAAACGGGTCTTCAGGAACAGCTGGCGAAAACGGTAGTTCTGGTACATCAGGTTTAAGTGGTGCCATTGTAACAGGTGCAACATTAACCAACACAGTACTTGAAATACAAAATAGTGATAGCTCAACAGTTCAAGTTGACTTTGACCCAACCAATGATGCTCAATCAAAAGAAGGTGTAACAACACACGGATTTATATTCTTAGATGAAAATAGCTTTACTGGTGACACTTTTAATCTTATATTTACAACAAGTGCTAATACAGATCCAATACAAGTTAAAGAGTTACAAATAACAGGTTTTACATCTAAATTAACATATGTTGTTTTGGATGTTGTTAGCACAGGATCAACAGAAAATTATATTGTTGTGTTACCACCATTTGTAAGTGCGAACGATGAGAGTAGGGTTATTAAATTTGTTACAAAAAGAAACAACTTAAATAACATAAATGATTTGATTGTTGCGAGTAAATGGGTTTCAGGTGGTACACAGGATAGAATCATCGCATCCAACATTAATACAAGACTCACTAACGCTGGTTATTTTTTCCCATTGGAAACTTTAGAAAGTGTTGAGTTATTATATGATGGTTTCGATTGGTTGGTTGTTAACACACAGAAACAACAATATGTACAAGCGCCATCAGTTAACTACTTAATGGGAACAAACGGAACCGCAGGTTCATTTAAGAATAGGGATATAAATAATTTATTATAATGAAATTACTAGAAGTCATAAAAGGTAAAGCACCGTCTTGCGATTTAAAAATCGAGGATGGTCTTGAGTTTCCTGAAGATAAGTTTGAAACAGCAAAATCTTTCATAGAGTTTTGTTGTAAGGAATTGGATTTATCTGGTGACTTCGAATGCTTATTATGTCATGATAGAGATAAAAACGGTGTTGTAACAACAGCGTTTTATCGTGATAAAGATAAACTTGTTTGTGTTTACGCTAAGAATAGAATGTTGGGTGATGTAATGAGAAGTGTTGCTCATGAAATGGTTCATAAGAAACAATATGAGGATGATCGTATTGTAAAACCAGTACAAGACATTGGTGGTGAAATAGAGGATGAGGCAAACGCAATTGCTGGCCAATTGGTTAAGAAATTCATCAAAACACAAGAAAAAGGTAAAAACCTATTCGAATCGGTTGATTATATCAATTCAACTAGAGTTCTTCTTTAATTTTAAAAATTTTATTCGAAACACTTTGTTGTTAAGGATTTTTTGTATACTTTTGTAATATGGAAAAGAAAACACGAGTTGAGTTTCTATATGAAAACTCATTTAAAGCAACATATGGAAAAGCTGTTAAAAGAGGACAGTTAGATAAGTTTAACCCAAGACACGAGGGTTTTACTAGTCTCCATGGTATGACATATAAAGAACCAGAGGACTTCTTTTATGATCGTTACTTATTTACGTTTTTGTCAAATATGCAAATTCCTATCTCAAACTATATTGGTGATGAAAATACACCAAGAGAAGTTGTGTTTAATTTTTTAGTTGAATGTGACCCAACACCAAACAAAGAAAATTTACAATGGTTACTTGGTTTATACAAAAATCAATTAATTTCCTACACACCAACAGATCGAGATGCCAATATTAATAGTAATTTCTACGAAGATCTATACACAACAGTTAAAGGTTCATTGGACACATTCTCTTTATTAAAAAAATCAAATGTTTTGAATGAAAGTAAGAGAGATATCAACAAATATCCAGATTACCAAACACTTAGTGAGGTTGTGTTGCCATATACGATGATGGATGATGACGGATCTTCCGATAATGTGCATACACTTGACCCCAAAGAATTAAATTGCATTAAGAATCACCAACTTTTTATTGAAAAAAGTAAAGATTATGATGAAACCGTTGGTCGTGCTGAATTAGTATTTGAAAATAAAGATTGGGTTATTGTTATAACTCACGATAAAGAAGCAAATGTTGAATTTGGTAAATATACAACTTGGTGTACAGCTGGTACAAGATATGGTAGTATGTTTGATTCATATCATGGCCGTGGGGAGTTGTTTGTTTTAATCAAAAAAGGTTATGGTTCTAAAAAAGCCGCTAAGAATGACCCAAATGTTCGTATGCAATTCCATTTTGAGGATCAGCAATACATGAACATCCCAGACAGGCCGATTGATATTAACGATTTCTTTTATACGAATAAAGATATTAAAGACTACTTCAAAAAGTACATCACCAAAACTGTTTTACCAAAAAGACAGTTAAAGAACAAAGTTAACGATGATATCCAGTTCCTATTAAAATTAGGATACGGTGATCAAATTATTAAGATGTTGAAAGAGTCTAAACCAAAAGTTTTAGATTTCAGTGGTAATAAAATGGATTCTGATATCTTGAATGAGATCGGTGACATAGAAAGTTTGGAAAAATTAGACTTTTCTGATTGCGGTTTAGAGTCATTACCAAACTCAATTAAAAATCTTAAGAATTTAAAATACCTAAAAGTTAGAAATAATTTATTAACTGAGGTACCATCTTGGATTAACCAATTAACAGATTTAAATTTTGTTGATTTTTCTGGTTGCAAGATTGAAAATAAATTTGATTTAACTGGTTTGATTAACCTAACGGATATTGTTTTGGATTATAACGCTAAATTAAAGGAATTACCAACTGGCATTAACACATTAACCAACTTGGCTAGATTAACAGCCTCTAACTGTAATATAAAAACGATTACAGATGAAATATTGGGTTGTGATAAGTTATATTTGGTGGATTTTCATGGTAATGAAAAATTATCGAACATTCCTGATAAATTAAGTTCACTACCAGAAATTATTGCAATTTGTATTGATGATACCGCAATAACAAACGAAAAAATATCCTCTTTAAATAAAAATAAAAGAGGGCCAGAAGTTACAATTATCAAATACGATAATTAATACGTCAATAAACGCTTTCTGTTACGTTTAATTGTTGTTATGGTGTATTTTCCCATAAGATCAATAATAAGTGAATTTAGAGCCTCTAAACTGCTTTTTATTATTGAAATTGGGCGTTTGCTAATACCGTCAATGACATGAACTTCAGCCATTTTTTTGCATATTCTTACCTCTAAAATCATTAATACAATAATATTAGTTTTATTTTTAAGAATAAAGCTAAAAAACAAGATATTTATATTATAATGAGAAAATCTGACCAATATAGAAAATTGATAGTTGAGCAAATCCTTAGTGAAGGTAAGTCGGAAAACAATCGTGTTCAATTATCATATAATCGATTAGAAAATACGGGTTTATATCGTGAAATCATCACAATTAATGAGATTAAAAAAGCGACAAGAAACTTTGATGAAGAAAGCTCTTTAGAATTTTTTCTAGAAGATTTCTTACATAACAGAATCTCAGAAGTTTTAGAAGAGTCTGGGTATTCCATTGACATGGATGCTGTTGATATTAATTCATCTGATTTTTATGACGGGTATCAAATGAAAATACCAATCTTAAAAGAAAATGAAGAGTTATTGGAAGACCTATTTAGTGAAATTGATGCTGAATTAGAACCAAAGCCTGTTCCAGCGCCAGCGCCAGCACCAAGACCCGCTGCACCAGCGCCAGCACCTGTTATTAACAAACAAATTAAAAATACGGTAAAAGATGTTCCTATTACAAAGGAACCAACCGCTGGGCAAACACCACACATACCAACACAAGCAAAGGTTAAAAAAACACAAAACCCAAGAAGGGTGGATTTGGTTTTAAAATCTGTGTTTGAAAGTAAGTTCAATGATTATAAATTATCAAGCGATCTTGGTGATTGGAAACCTATTAAAACTTTGAAAGAAGATGGTAAGTTAATGATTACATGGGAATCAGTTAAAGCACCAACAATACTTGTTGAAACAGTTTTATTTCCAGGTGATTCAAACAAAGTTAAGATTAAAGTTAAGAATAGACAAGGTAAAATCTTTATCAACCACTTCTTAGAAATCTACAGAATCCCAACGGATGCCTTTGTTGCCGAAAGATTTTTCCGTAAAACATATTTTAACCTACTTAAAAAATTCATTGATACTAGAGTTATCACATTAGAACCGTTTAATACTGAGTTTATTTTCTGGAAAACAGACAATCCAAGTTTCTCGTATTCTTTTAGTTCACCAAATAAGAACAAAATTATTTTAGACTTAATAGGTTTCATTAGCACAGCTAGAAAACCAATTCTGGACGACTTTTTTGAACAAAATAATTTAAAACATAAGCAAGGTTATTTACAAACATTGCTTGATGCAGCGGAAGCCGCTGGTATCTTCAGATTTAAAAGAGAAGGTAATGAGATTATTATTTTGAAAGGTCCTAATTATAAATCCTTCTTAAACGGGAAACTTAGAAGAGTAACAACATGAGTTATAGACAGATTGAAATAATATCCTGTACCATGGATATAGTTATCATTTTTTCACCATTTCTATTATTATTCGGTGGCGGGGTACCATTATTCTTATGGTCATTCTATCTGATTTATTTACCGTATTTGACGTTTAATGTTTACAAATACAGTCATAATAAAAGAAAAAAACATGAATTAGATACCGAATTGAAAAAAATTGACCATAAAGAGTTGGTTATTAACCAATAATTTATTATTTTTGTACCTATGGTACAGATATTAGGGGATATTCACGGTAATTTCCAAAAACTTTACATGAAGGCCATGGCCGTAAAAGACACCACCATTATACAGGTTGGTGATTTTGGTGTGGGGTTTCGTAATCGTGCTAGGATGGATGAAGAGATGGTTGACATCAATAAAAAACTAGCAAAAAATAACAACAATTTATTAGTTATTCGTGGTAATCACGATGACCCATCTTATTTTGATGGTAACTATAACTTTAGTAACATAGAGTTCTTACCTGACTATACTGTCAGAAACATTGAAGGTAGAAGTTATCTATTTGTTGGTGGTGCTATTAGTATTGACAGATGTCAAAGAAAAGCTGGTGTTGATTATTGGTTGGATGAACAATTTATTTTGGATATCGATAAGTTAAATGCGATTGAAGAAAACATTGATGTTGTAATTGCACATAGCTCTCCTAGTTTCTGCGAACCAGTTCATTTTAACGAGTTGGTTTGGTACTTTATAGCACAAGACCCATCATTACATAACACATTATTAGAAGAAAGAGAACGTTTTAAGGTTATGTATGAAACACTAAAACTTAATGGCAATAGAGTTGAATATTGGTTCAACGGGCATTTCCATTTTACAAAAGAAGAATTAATAGGAGATACCAACTTTATTTTGCTTGGTATCGATAAATTTTACGAATTTAATAATTAATATGAGTAACGAACAAGAACAAAAACCAAAAGGTGTTTTATTTAGCGTATTGGCTTATAATACCGATGAAGAGTATCAAACTTTTTTAACAAAAGTAAAAGAAGGTTCAGAAGCAGAAATTGTTTTAACAATAAATGCTGCATTAAGACATGCGCAATCAAAAGGCGCTTTCTCTCTTGAGGAGTCTGAAGTAATAATAAACGCACTTAGAATTTTTAGTTTAGAAAATGGAGAAACCGAAAGTAATTAAAACAAAAAAATGTTGGTTAGGATTTGTTTTTTAGTAAAAAAATTTTTATTATTATAATATATGGGATTATTATACAGTATAGCTAAATGGAGCGTTAATAAATTAATTAAACAAGGTGTTGATCTCACCGACATTGTTGAAACGGATAATTACACAAAAAAAATTAGAAATGCGGCCATTTCTTTAAATGAAAAGTTGGTATCCTTACAAGATGAATTTGCTTTGAAACGTGTTGAGATAATCGAACTACAGAATGAACTCATTGAGATAATCGAACCAACTGTTATGACTTTATTAGCTGAAACAAATGAAAATACGATCAAAACAACCATGACGAATATTTGGTATAATAAAATGACCATTATTAATAAAGCCATTGACGAACATGAGCTATTAGTAGACGATTTTAAAAAAACACACGAACAATTACAAAAACTTGAAAGTAAATTATGAAATTTAAAGACTTAACAGAACAAGAAATTGACAAAGCAAGAAACATCTACCTTAATAAGGAGTTATCTTGGGATGATAGAATGAACTCGCTTGTGGCTTTATTCGGTAAATCCGAAAGAACAGTTAGAAAATGGTGTTCTGAAAAATTAAACTTTAAGGAGAAGGTTGAGGTTGAATCGGAACAATATCTGACGGCCAAACAAAGACCGACTAATAAAGAACAAAAAATGTTCCTTATTACTTGGGCTCAGAATGACACACCAGTTCATAAACCACTCTTTGAAAATATTAAAGCGTATGCTGAATTTTTGGGTGCTGATATCCACGTAATTGCTGGACGTTATAAAAACCCAACATCGGTGTTCACTGATAAAGATCATGAAGAATGGGATAACGCTGTTGTACCTTATTTGGATGCGAATAGACATGATGTTCACAAATATGTGTCAATTATGTCAGATTTAAAAATTCAACCAACAGCAACAAACCCAATGAGTGGTTTGCAAGGTGTAAGTGGTATTAACTCATGCATCTTTGGAGCACCAAAGGTACAACTTGAGATGATCTCAGTTCTTGAGGGTAATAAACCTAAAATGATGCTTACAACTGGTGCGGTAACAAAGATGAATTACACGGATTCAAAATCTGGTAAGAAAGGCGAGTTCCATCACACATATGGTTTTGCCATCGTTGAAATTAAGGATGAGGATACGTTCTATGTTAGACAAGTAACCGCACATGATAAGACTGGTAACTTTACCGATCTTTGTCATAGAGTTGAGGGTGGAGAGGTAAGTAAGGTTGATTCATTATCAGCAATTGTGTTTGGTGACATTCACTATGGTCATCATGATCAAGATGTGATTGATAAGACACATGAGTTGTTAGGCAAGATGAAACCAGAGCATGTTGTATTACATGACGTATTCGATGGCAACTCAATCAGCCACCATGAAATGAAAAACCCATTCATTCAATTTGCAAAAGAAATGAACGGCACCAATTCTGTTGAGAGGGAAATAAATAACATGCTCGATGGGTTGGAGTCATTCAAAGATTATAAAAACGTTGTTATTGTTAGAAGTAACCATGATGACTTTTTGGATCGCTGGTTAACAAATGAGGATTGGAAAAGACAACCGACAAGCAAAAACTCATTGGTATACATGGAATACTCCGCAATGCTTTTGAGACAGCATGCTAAGGGTGAAATTAAAGGTGTAATACCTGAGGTGATCAACCAAAGATTCCCCAAGTTCATTACATTGAATAGGAACGCTTCTTACATGGTTAAAGATTGGGAGTTGGGTCAACATGGTGATGTTGGATCAAATGGCAGCAGAGGGTCTCTAAATCAGTTTAGAACGCTTAATACAAAGGTCATTGTTGGTCATTACCACTCACCAGGGAGAAAAGACGGTGCTTTAGCGGTTGGTACCTCAACAAAACTAAGAGTTGGTTACAATATCGGACCAAGCTCATGGTTACAATCGCATGTGATCATCCATAAAGATGGGAGAGCACAACATATTAATTTTATAAAAGATAACAGTGGTGAAACAGGGTTTACCACATTTAAAATGTAAGAAATGAAAGATTTTAGGACAAAAGATGGGTTGATTATTGAGAATGTGTCCGAATATGTATCAGAATGGTTGGTAAAACATCCAGAGTCTGAAATTTATATTGGTTGCGACTCACAAGAAGTTGGAAGCAATGTTAATTATGTTACAACAATTTGTTTATATGAGTTTGGTAAGGGTGCTCACGTCATTCACTGTAAAGAAATCGAACCAAGACCAAAGAAAGGTGATCCAATAGCGAACATGCATCCAAAGCTATGGTCTGAGGTTGTTAGATCAGTTAACGCAGCCGAAATATTGAAAGACATAGACACAAAAATAACTGTACACGTTGATTACAACTCAAAGCAAAGTGAGAAGTCAAATCAATTGTATGAAGCGGGTATTGGTTACGCTAAATCAATGGGATATGATGCCGTTGGTAAACCAGATGCGTGGGCCGCAAGCTCCGCAGCAGATAATTATTGCAGATAATTTTAAAAAAATATTTCTTTTTTTGAAACTTTTAGTAAAATTGAAGTATATATAGGAAAATAACAAGAATTTCGATGAGAAACTTTACAAATATAGGAAGAACATTTGGTGATGAGAATCGCCCTGGGTTCCTATTGTAAAAATCTCAAGTAAAAAATATACTAGATACAATAAGGAACCCAGGGAGAGATCTCTGGGTTTTTTCGTTTAAAAGAAAAAAAATGAAAAAAATTTAAAAAAGATTTGGAAGTATAGAAATTACTTCTTAGTTTTGTAACAGATTAGAAAATGGGGATGGTTACAGCACATTACATGTAACGGATAAATACAAACAAAATCCATCCCGAATTTGGTGCGGTAGCTCAGTTGGTAGAGCAAAGGACTGAAAATCCTTGTGTCGCAGGTTCGATTCCTGCCCGCACCACCAAAGATAGGTTGACGTTGTCGTAAAACTGTGGTTTCCTATTAAGTTCTTTGACATATTGGAAAATCAAAAATGGTCTATTCGTTCATCGGCTAGGATGCCACCCTGTCACGGTGGTGAGGCGGGTTCGATTCCCGCATGGACCGCCTAGAACTTTTTTGTTCTTTGGTACTATTTATATTAAAAATGTAGATTATGCCAAGGAAACAAAAAACAATACATTACTTGTATAAAACAACTTGTTTGGTAACAAACAGGTATTATATAGGTATGCATAGCGCAGATAACTTAGAAGATGGTTATATAGGTAGCGGTAGAAGATTAAGAAAGAGTATTAGAAAATATGGTATTGAAAACCATGAAAAACAAATACTTGAATTCTTTGAGAATAGGGATTTATTAATTGAGGCCGAAAAAGTTGCCATCACACCTGAAATGCTTGTTGATAAAAATTGTATGAATTTAATGGGTGGTGGTACTGGTGGTTTTATTAGTGACGAACAACAAAGACACCGATCAATTTGCGGGGGTAAAGCACATAAACAAAAAATGTTTGACGATCTTGAATATAGGGATGTTGTTGTTGAAAGATTGCGTAATACCATGAAAAAAAGTCACAAAGAGGGTAAAATTAAGTACAATACCTTTGAAGGTAAAACGCATTCAGAAGAAACTAAACAAAAAATGAGTAATTCTAGTAAAGGTATTGGTGTTGGTGAAAAAAACTCACAATACGGAACTTGTTGGATAACTAAAGATGGTGTTAATAAAAAAATTAAAAAAGAAAACCTTGAAGATTACCTAAATAATGGTTGGTCAAAAGGTAGAAAGATATAAGATAAAATAATGAGGATGGTTACAGCAATTTACTTCAGGCTTCTAACCTCGTGGTCGTTGGTTCGAATCCAACCCTGGGACAATGCTTCGGCATCCCAGGTAGCTCAGCTGGTTAGAGCACGTATAAATTCATCCTGTATTTTATCTTAACTTAATGGGAATGCATTCAGCAAATTTTACAAAATCAAACTTCTACTTTGAAAAAAACGCATTCCGAAATTATGTCTTCGTAGCTCAGCTGGATAGAGCAATTCACTTCTAATGAATAGGTCACAGGTTCGAATCCTGTCGGGGATACAACAAACCGAGGACTTTATCTATTGGACTTCATACAATGGAAGCTTTTTGGTGAGGCAAAACCATAAGATATTGCGGGGTAGAGCAGAGGTAGCTCACGAGCCTCATAAGCTCGGGGTCGCAGGTTCGAATCCTGCCCCCGCAACCAGGGAGTGTTCGCAGTATTGTTCAGCTTGAGAGGTGATGTGGAGCGCACTTAAAATTGAGTCCACAGAAGAGTCGAGCCGTTTATTCAGTTTTGGGCGTTAAAAACTGGCGTTTTTTGGTAATGGTTTTGTTGTTAAAACCTATACCCGTGATGTTAGTGGGTTTGATCACCCCATTCACGTTAATGGCGAAACTTCCCCAAAGGAGTAGCCAAATTGCGATAGTAGCTCAGTTGGTAGAGCATAATCCTCTAGGTTAGGGTCGCAGGTTCGAATCCTGTCTATCGCTCAATTGATGATGAAAGAGTAATTAAACGAGTATCCTGAGGGAACACTGCCAGAATCCCACAACAGATAGGACGGAGAAAAGTTAATGAAAGACAATGGCGCATCGGGAGACTCACGGGGCCGCAATCCCAATTGAGTGCATGAGGGTACAATACCAATAGACCCCTTTGTCCCGCTCTGGTAAGAAATGTGGTCGAATCATCAATTATTTTGTGATGTAGCTCAGAGGTAGAGCAGGGAGCTGTTAACTCTCAGGTCGGGATCTCGGAATTCCCCATCACAGCAAGACAATGGTTTTCCCCGTTCAACG